ATCCCCTTAGACCAAGTGAATCTCAATATACTGGAAGAAGGGATGATTTACAACAACAGTATAAAAAGGAAAGCACAAAAGATTTTGAAATAAATCCTGAATGTTCTGATGACAAAAGTCATTACATTGGTGCAGATGGGTACTACGCACCATGTTGTTATAGTAAAAACTATGAATTTTATTACAAAAATAGTTGGTGGAAGAATCGTGATAAACATAAAATAACAACAACTAAACTGTCAGAACAAATTAGGTACTTTAATGAATTCTATAGTACAATACATACTGAACGCTACGACTATTGCGTTTTTAATTGTGGAAAGTGTTAATGAGTAAAGAATATACAGCAGACTTACAAAAACTATTTTTAGAAATGATGCTACATGATGCACAGAACTTTGTGCGTGTGCAGAACATCTATAACGTAGATAACTTTGATCGCAGTTTATATGATACTGCAGTGTTTGTAAAAGAACACAGCGACGAGCATGGAGCGTTGCCCACTGCACAACAAGTAAGTGCAGTAACAGGTGTAGAACTAAAGCCTGTACCTGATATTAACGAAAGTCATAACGACTGGTTCCTTGTAGAGTTTGAAGGATTCACCAAGCGACAGGAACTAGAACGTGCCATTCTTAAAAGTGCAGACCTGCTTGAGAAAGGCGAATACGAACCAGTTGAAAAGATCATCAAGGATGCTGTACAAATAAGTCTAACAAAAGACATGGGCACAGACTACTTTGAAGATCCTCGTGCTAGGCTTATGGCTCTCAAAGACAATAACGGACAGATTAGCACAGGCTGGCCCGCTATGGATCGTAAACTGTTTGGTGGCATGAACAAAGGTGAACTCAATATTTTTGCAGGTGGATCAGGATCAGGTAAGAGTTTGTTTATGCAGAACCTGGCAGTAAACTGGGTAACACAAGGACTAAATGGTGTGTATTTGACACTGGAACTTAGCGAAGGTCTAAGTGCTATGCGTATTGATAGCATGCTTACAAATGTAAGCACCAAAGAGGTATTCAAAGACTTGGATACTGTTGAAATGAAAGTTAAGATGACAGGCAAGAAAGCAGGTAACTTGCAAATCAAATACATGCCAGCCCAGAGCAACGTTAATGATATTCGTGCATACTTGAAAGAACTACAGATTAAGAACAATTGGAGTGTAGACTTCTTGCTTATTGACTATTTAGATTTGCTTATGCCAGTTAGTGCTAAAGTAAGCCCAAGTGATCTATTTGTTAAAGACAAGTACGTTAGTGAGGAACTACGCAACTTGGCTAAGGAACTAGACTGTGTGTTTGTAACAGCCTCGCAGTTAAACAGAGGTGCAGTTGATGAAATAGAGTTTGATCATTCGCACATTAGTGGTGGACTTAGTAAGATCAACACAGCAGACAATGTGTTTGGTATTTTTACAAGTCGTGCAATGCGCGAGCGTGGACGCTATCAGATACAGTTAATGAAAACTAGAAGTAGTAGCGGTGTAGGTCAAAAGATTGATTTGGAGTTTGATATTGAAAGTCTGCGCATCCGAGACTTGGGTGAGGATGAAGATGCACCGCAACAAACTACGGGCAGTAACATTATGAATCGTATTAAGAGTAACGGCGTAGTAGAAGCAAGTGATAACGTTAGTACTCCAACTGCTAGTGTGCAGAGTAGTAAACTCAAAAACATGTTAGCAGGACTCAAAACTGAATGATCGAATACAGAGATATTAAGCATGTAGAACTAGAACTTAGTAGTCACTGTAATGCAAACTGTCCACTATGTCCTCGCAATCTTTTCGGATATACTTATAATACAGGATATACTGCTAGACATTTGACACTGGCAGAAGTCAAACAAATACTAGATCCCAAGTTTATATCACAGTTAGATCATGTTACGTTTGAAGGAAACTACGGCGATCCTCTTATGAATCCAGAACTACTGGATATTGTTCATTATATCAACAAGCCGATTAAACTATACACAAATGCTAGTTTGCAAACTAAGACGTTTTGGGAAAAACTTGCTGCAACAAAAACAACTGTGTATTTCGCACTAGACGGATTAGAAGATACTCATAGCATATATAGACAAAAAACAAATTACAATAAAATTATTGCTAACGCTACCTCATTCATAAATGCTGGCGGTAGAGCAATTTGGAAAATGATAGAGTTTGATCATAACAAACATCAACTTGAGGATTGTAAAAAACTAAGTGAAGAACTAGGATTTATAGAATTTATGTTAACAACAAATGCAAGAACCATCGGGCCTGTGTTTGACGATAGCGGAAATTTAAAGAGAGTACTAGGAGACTTTACTGGTAGCACAGAACTAGAACATTATATAGACGTTATAGAAAACGGTGATATGTTTATTGAAGACATATGGGACAAACCTATGCCCAATACTAAACTTAACTGCAGAACACTTAAAAAAAGCAGTATATATGTTAGTAGCGAAGGTGAAGTATACCCTTGCTGCTTTATGGGATTCAACCCTCGTAAATATGGCAAAGGACGATGGCATCAACCCGTTAACAAACAAATTAACGACTTATTAGAACCAAACAATGCATTAGATCGACCGTTGCGCGAGTGCATTGAATGGTTTAACAAAATTCCAGTCTGCTGGAATAAAACAACCTTTGAAGATGGAAGGCTAATAGTATGCGATAATGCTTGTGGATCAGTAAATTAATTTTTTGCTATTTTACTTTCGTATGCATCTATGCTATGATCTCTAGCACCATCAAATAGTTCTAGTTTACTCCAAGCACGAAAACGTCCACGCCAACTGTCTTTAAACTTCTGCCAAGGTGTAAGTTTGCGCATATTTCCATAGTAGTTAATATAGTGCAGTTCACCATAATGTCTAAAGCCCATTATCCAAAATGGAACACGAGGCACAACGTCATTGTTGTTTACATATCTATGATTCTCAAACGTTTGCTTTGCAAGCCAGTCACGACCGCCTACACGAGGACTTCCATATGTATAGCAAGCAACAACTCTGTCGCCTAGTCTACTACTAGCAAGTGTTGCCATTGCACCACCTAAACTATGTCCACATATGTACAGTTGTTTTTCTTCACGCTTGCCATAGTTTATATGGTTCTCAACAGTATCCCAGATGCGCTCAAGGTAATCATAAAATCCTGCATGCACCATTCCTTCAGTTTCGCTGGGACGTTTCCATGCTTTTAGATCTGCTTTGATATCACTAAACTCTTTTGGCTCTGTGCCTCTAAACGCAAGTACAATGCGTTCACTGTTTTCTAGGAACAAACACTCTGCACCTTTATGATCTATAAGTTTTATTTTAGTATATCCTAATGTGTGTGCAATCGGCTTACTATCTTTTTCGGTCATATAGGCTATTTTAGCCAGAGTTGCAAAGTGCAACCCAGGGTTTTCTATAGTTGACATTATCTCTCTCCATGTTACAATATGTAATAGTGTATTTAACCGATAAATACTAAAAACAATAGGATAAAAAACCATGCGTAAACAAACCCGTAGTATACTACACGAACTAAACAGCATGATTGTTGAAAAAGATAGACAACATGTTTTAGAAAGTCGAGCAACTAACGTAATAGAAAGCGCAATCAATCTTATTAATGAAATGCACAAGCATTATGATGACGATACTGCAGGAGACCTAGAGCGTCGACTGTTAAACAGTATTAAACATCAGGATAGTAAACGCTTTGTGCGAGGTATTCGGAAAGTCAACGAAAGCAAATGCGCTTCAGAGAAATAGTAGCCGAGGCTGCTGAAGGTAAAAATTTACACTTAGAACACATTGAGGATCTAGTATTTCTTCAAGGTGCTAGTGGTGCCAACAGCGCATTGCAATATATTAACAGTGTCCGTGACATGCTAGAAGAAGGTGGCACAGTAAACAGTAGCGTAACTGTAAAGTGGGATGGTGCTCCTGCTATATTTGTAGGAACAGATCCAGCAGACGGCAAGTTTTTCGTTGGCACTAAAGGTGTGTTTAGTAAAACAGGCAAACTTGTTAAAAGCACTGCAGACCTTGACAAGTACGGATACAGCGGCGGCTTGCGTGACAAACTAGCACTAGCACTAAAACTGCTTCCAAGTTTAAGTATACAAGGTGTACTACAAGGCGACATGATGTATACAAAAAGCGACTTAGAAACTGCTGACATTGACGGCGAGTCAAGTTGGGTGTTTCAGCCTAACACTATTGCA